CATTAAGACGGGCGCGGCTACGTTCACCGTGCTTGCCTCACAAACCAAGTTCGCTTAAGAGGCTGCGATGCCGTTAATTGAAACCAAAGGTGCTGCGTCCGCTCAGGGGTTTGGCGAGTTCTTACAGCAATCTGCTCCCATTTACATCGAAAACGTTTTCTCGACGTACCTCTACACCGGCAACGCTTCTTCTCTCACGATCACCAACGGGATTGATCTGTCGGGTAAGGGTGGGCTGACTTGGATTAAAGATAGGCAGAACGGAACGATTTACCACAGGTTGATGGACACCGTTCGCGGGGCATCTTGGCGTCTTGCGTCAAACAGAACCGACGCACAATCGTATGACGCTCAAGGAGTTACTTCATTTAACTCAAACGGTTTTTCATTGGGAAATTCGGACGAAGTAAATGCAGTATCAAACTACGTCTCATGGACCTTTCGCAAGCAGCCGAAGTTCTTTGATGTTGTGACTTATACGGGAACAGGCAGTGCTGGAATGATTAATCACAACCTCGGATCAACTCCAGGGATGATTATATATAAAAGCACAAGCCTGATCAACAATTGGTGCGTGTATCATAGGTCTATAAGCCCAACCAGTGCGCTTTTTTTAAACTTAACGATTGCCCAAGACTCTGGTCCTGGTTACTTTGGATCGCAGTCTGCAACGGCAACGCAGTTCCCTGTGGGGAATAACGACTTGACCAATCAAAACGGTCAAACCTATGTCGCCTACCTCTTTGCTCATGACGCAGGTGGCTTTGGCCTGACGGGTACGGACAATGTGATTTCATGCGGGACGTTTACTACTGATGGTACTGGTAAAGCAACAGTGACGTTGGGATATGAACCACAGTGGATAATTGCAAAACGAACCAACAGCGCAGGCGACTGGTATATGGCAGACGTAATGCGAGGTATGCCTGTAGGTTCTGCAACGTCTATTCTTACTGCTAATCTTAGTGCTGCTGAGTATTCTTCAGTTAACTTCTTTAGCCCAACAGCTACTGGATTTTTGGGGTCTAGTTTAGATAGTAGCGCCCCATTTATCTACATCGCCATCCGCCGTGGCCCGATGAAAGTGCCGACGAGCGGGACGAGTGTGTTTACACCTGCGACAAGAACTGGAACTGGAAGTGGAATTACGACAACAGCGGCGGGTTTCCCTGTTGATACCTATTTTGTTCGCCGTTATCCTTACGCTAGTTTTCCTAATGATATTATGGATCGCTTGCGTGGATCTCCGTCACTTGTCACAAACTCTACAGGAATAGAAAGCACTGGTAACGGACAGGTAACCTCATGGGCTGCAATGTCTGGTGTCGGGTTGGGTTCTGATGGTGAAACAAACAGCGGTATTCCTCCAGATAACCTTTATGTTGATTGGTACTTCCGCCGCGCCCCCGGCTTCTTTGATGTAGTGTGCTATACGGGGGATGGCACTACCAATAGGGCTATTGCACATAATCTTACTGTTATTCCTGAGTTGATAATAAATAAGCCAAGAAGTTATGCAGATTTTTGGGAGGTTTATCAAAAAGACCTTGGAGTTAACTCGTATATTTATCTGAACAGCACAAATGCAAACGGATCATCTGCTGGTAATTGGAGTTCAATGACAGCATCTGCATTTGGCGCTGGTTATGCGTATGCACATAATAGATCGGGTTATACCTATGTCGCTTACCTCTTTGCCACCTGTCCTGGCGTATCTAAAGTCGGCAGTTACACAGGCACAGGTGCATTGCAAACCATCAACTGTGGATTCACTGGCGGTGCTCGGTGGGTAATGATCAAGCGCACTGACAGCACTGGAGACTGGTACGTCTACGACAGCGCACGAGGCATTAGCAGTGGCACTGATCCTTACTTAGCACTAAATTCAAACGCCGCTCAAGTCACCGGCACCAATTACGTCGATACCACCAGCGTTGGGTTCCAAGTCACAGCCGCTGCCCCTGCTGGCTTAAATGCCAACGGTGGTACTTATATTTTCCTCGCTATTGCGTAAGGAGTTGTTATGGAAATCAGGGTACGCGCAACCGGCGCGGTGATGTTGGAGGATGAGTTCCGAGCCTACCAGAAGGCTATTAATGGACCGTCTTGGGGAACCACAACCGACGAAGTGTTGGAAGCATTGGGTGCGGATGTTGTCTTTGAAGGTCCGCAAGCCACGCCAACTAGGTATCAGGTTTCGTTTCGAGATGGTGTTGAGCAAGACGCTGGAGGTCGCTGGTTCACCAAGTACAGCGTAGCCGATCTTGATGCTGAAGGTATTGCTGCAAAAGACGCAGATCAATCCAAGTCGGTACGCGACGACCGCAATAAACGACTCACCGAAACCGACTGGACCCAAGTAGCTGACGCACCCGTAGACAAAGCTGCGTGGGCAGCCTACCGTCAAGCCCTGCGTGATGTACCTTCTCAAACTGATTTTCCTTGGGACGTTCAATGGCCAACTCAACCGGAGTAAATTATGACAGTCAACTGGAAAATCAACGCTCTTAACTGCAAGCCAAAGGAAGGCAGTCTCAACAATGTCGTTATCACTGCCCATTGGCAATGTGATGCTACCGATGGCGAACATAACGCAAGCGTTTACAGCACGATCAATCTGGACAGCCCTAACGCTCAGTCGTTTATTCCATACAATCAGCTTACAGAGTCGCAGGTTGTTGCTTGGGTTAAGTCAGCCATGGGCCAAGAGGCTGTTCAAGCTGCTGAGGAATCGGTGGCGCAGCAGATTCAAAGCCTTATAGCCCCAGCCGTCGTGACACTGCCCTTACCTTGGTCAACTCAACTTTAAGAGGTTTGTATGAAACTTCATATTCCCATCGAACTCGCTAATCAGATCATTGGCTACCTGGGCACCCGCCCGTACCAAGAGGTCTACCAACTAATCGACGGCATGAAGGAGGCTGCAAAGCCACCGATGACCCCCTTGCAAGAAGTACCAACCGAGGAACAAGAGGCGGCTTAAATGAGCGACGACCTGGACAAGCGCTTATCGGTACATGAAGCGATTTGCGCAACACGTTATGAAAATATCGAAAAGCGCCTTGGCGATGGTAGCAGGCGCATGAAGCATATTGAGTGGCTGTTGTACATCACGATTGCTGCCGTCTTGCTTGGTCCAGGTGTCGCGGCCATGTTCGTTAAGAAATTGCTTGGGATATGAGCCTTGACCTTTTTGTGTTTATTCATTCTGTGGGTTTGCCTATTGCTTCCGCTTGCATTGGCGGTTACTTTGTTTTCTTAACGCTGAAGTACATCTTGGCAGGTGTTACAAGCTCCATCAATTCAATTTCCAGCATCATCACACAGCTTGAACAACGCGTTGATACGATGAACACGCAGCTTCAACGAATAGACATCAAGGTCACGCACAGCTTAGGTCTTGAGCCTGACTACGAGCGCATAGCCCGCGCAGAAAAGGCGGATAACCGGAAAGACTAATGGACTTCAACGTCAGCAAACTGATTGAAGAATATGGTTTTCCGACTTTAGCAGTCGGTGGGCTTATATATCTGGTGTATTACGTTTGGCGCTGGTCAACCGAAGAAATTGATCCGGTGTTATCAACAGCCAAGAAGTCAGTTATATCCCTGATTGATCGAGTGCGGATGCACGATAACGATTTGATTCGGCTAGATGAAAAGATTGATACGGTCCGACGGCTGCGCGGAGAGAAGATTGACCGTGAAGCTAGACGCGCCAAGGAAGAGATCAATAAGAATGGAGAACACTGATGTTTGAGTTACTCGGCGGCGGTTTGCTTGGCAGTATCTTTGGAGGTCTGTTTCGACTCGCCCCTGAAGTCTTGAAGTTCTTGGACAAGAAGAACGAGCGTCAGCACGAGTTATCCATGTTCCAACTCCAAACCGACCTCGAAAAAATGAGGGGCGAGTTCAAGATGGAGGAGAAGTATGTGGACTACTCGATCTCGCAAATGGACACGATTAAGGAGGCTTTTAAGGAGCAAGCCCAAACGGCAAAAGAGGCTGGCTGGTTTGCTTCTTTTATCACTGCTATTACCCGCCCCGGTCTTACTTGGATTGCATTTGGCGTATATGTGGCTGTCAAAGCTGCTGGCTTAACGATAGCCTTCCAGACCAATGCAAACTGGGCTGAAGTCTTGACCAAGAGCTATGACGAGGACGACTTTGCCATGCTGAACATGATGTTAACGTTCTGGTTTGTAGGGCGTTCTATAGAGAAGTACAATAAATCGTGAATGAAGAGGCAAAGAAGCTTTGCAAGGATGTACTGATCAAGCCCTTTGAAGGGCTGGCAAAGCGTTTGCCTGACGGACGAGTTCAAGCCTATCCTGACCCCGGAACCCGTGGTCACCCTTGGACAATCGGCTGGGGTGCCACTGGACCTGAGATTAATCCCGGCACGATCTGGACGATTGAGCAGTGTGAGGATGCGCTTAATCACCACGTCGAGTATTTCGTACAAGGTTTGCTCAAGATGTCTCCCAGCCTTGCTAAAGCCTTCCCAAGGCGCGTAGCTGCGGTTACAAGCTGGGCTTACAACTGCGGCCTTGGTAACTACAGGGTGAGCACCTTCAAAAAGCGCATCGATGCCGATAACTGGGACGGTGCCGCGGATGAGTGCTTGAAGTGGAATAAAGCCGCTGGCAGGGTTTTGCCAGGACTAACCCGTAGGAGGGCGGCCGAGGCCGCGTTAATGCGATGAGTTCAGCGACCAAGTCAGATCCGACCAAGTGGAAGCGCATCGTCGCGTCCGTAAAGGCCTCCGATAAAGGCGGTGATCCAGGTCAATGGAGCGCCCGTAAGGCCCAATTAGCGACCCAGAAGTACAAAGCATCGGGTGGGGGTTACAAAGGGCCTAAAAAGGCGGATAATTCGCTCTCAAAGTGGACGAGCGAGGATTGGGGTACGAAATCCGGCAAGCCTTCCACGCAAGGGCCTAAGGCCACCGGTGAACGGTACCTGCCCCGGAGAGCGCGAGAGGCGCTTTCGCCTGCTGAGTATGCAGCCACCACACGCGCTAAGCGTGAGGGTACCAAGTCCGGTAAGCAATTTGTCGCTCAACCCTCGAAGATCCGCGAGAAAACTGCAAGGTACCGATAATGGCTGTCACCATGACCTACACGTCCCTGGTAGCGGATGTCACGCTCTACCTGGAACGCTCGGACGCGCAGACGATCAATCAGATCCCGTCTTTTATCAACCTCGCCGAGTCGATTATCTCGGACGAGCTAAAGATCCTTGGCCAGCAAGAAACCGTCTCTGCGACTATGGTCCAAGGCAATCCCGTTATTGCTAAGCCTACGCGCTGGAGGAAGACAACCTCCTTCAACATCACGGTCGCGGGCGAACGCAAGCCCCTGCTTTTGAGGAAGTATGAGTACCTACGCAACTATTGGCCCAACCCAACAACCGAAGACGAGCCGCTTTTTTATGCCGACTACGACTTCGACAACTGGCTCATTGCGCCAACGCCTGATGCTGCTTATGCGTTTGAGGTCCTTTACTACGAGAAGATCCAGCCGCTAGACGCAACCAATCAAACCAACTGGTTCACGATCAACGCTCCCCAGGCCATGCTCTACGGCACGCTTTTGCAGGCCATGCCCTTCCTGAAAAACGACTCTCGGGTACAGCTTTGGCAGTCCTTGTATGACCGCGCCATTCAAACGCTCAAGCTTGAGAACGATACCCGGACGATCGATCGTTCGGCTACGGTGCAAGAAGTATGACCTCCTACGTCAATGTCTTTACCGGGGACGTCATCCAGCCCACGGACGTCAGCTATAAGTCGTTCTCGATCTCGGCTAACCTGACGCTGGCTTGGCCGCTTGATGGCAATGCCCTTGGCAATTATGCCGCCAGGATCATGCAGATCACGGCAACGACGGGAAGCCTTTCCGTTTATATGCCGCCTGCCAATGAGACTTCGGTCGGTACTGATTCTCTTATTCGCAACGTCGGCTCAAACACCTTCACGATGCGCGACAACGCAGGCAATACGATTGTCTCGGTCGCAGCAGGTGAGGCTAAGTACATCTATGTGACCGACAACTCGACGGCCGCGGGAACCTGGGGCGTCATCGCTTTTGGTGTCGGATCAAGCTCTGCCGATGCCGCAACGCTTGCAGGCTATGGCCTTAAAGCCATAACCACGACGCTCAATCAGTCGCATCCAGTAACGACGACAGCAGCGGGATTTACGGCTGACTCAACCTATCGAGCCAAGACGCTCGTTTGGACGGGTGGCGTTGGAACCATCGCACTTACCGCGGCCGCAACCCTGGGTGACGACTGGTTCTTTATGGTTCGCAATAACGGTACGGGCCTTTTGACTATCGATCCAAACGCTTCGGAACTGATCAACGGCGACTCAAGTCTTGCCTTGCAGATCGGCGATTCAGCCTTTGTTGTTTGCTCGGGTGGTGCTTTCTATACCGTAGGCCTGGGGCAATCGACAACGTTTGCATACTCTCAGCTTGTGCTGCCAGTGACTTCGGGAACCTATACGCTAACCCCGGCCCAAGCGCAAAACACGATCATCAAGGTAACGGGCGCTTTGACTGGAGCAGTCACAGTACAAGTCCCCGCGGCGGTTCAGGTTTACTTTGTCTTGAATGCAACGACAGGGGCTTTTAATACCACCTTCGAAACTGGTGTTGTAGGCGGACAAACTTCAACGCTTCAGCCAAACCAGCAAGCCACGCTTGTTTGTGACTCGGTTAACGTCTTGAACGCCACGACGGTCATCACGGGCGGCTCTGCCATATCAATCATTGATGGCACGTTCGGCGCCCCTGGGCTTAACTTTGTCTCTGAGACTAATACCGGCATGTTCCGAAGGACGAGCCCAAGCTCTGCAATAGGCTGGTCAGTTGGTGGCGCTATCAAGATGATGTTAACGAATGAAGGGCTTGCCGGAGGGTCGTTCTAATGACTGAGAAGGTCATCACGATCAATACGCAGCCCGGAATACGACGGGACGGTACTGTTTTGGACGGGGACCAATACTCTGATGGCTTATGGGTGCGCTTTCAGCGTGGACGGCCAAGAAAAGTCCTTGGCGTTAAGCGGATCTCCAATCAGATCTATGGCCCGACTCGAGGGATGTTCGTTGATTCCAGTAACGGTATTAACAACATCTTTACGTCCTACGCTTCAGGCATTCAGGTTATCGGCGTTGATAACAACGGCGTGGGCGCAGGCGTCTCAGACTTCACCTTTACGGGACCGGCAGCAACGCTTGGAACGCTTGTAGGTGGCACGGGTTATACCAACGGCACCTATAACGGCGTGGCCATGACCGGAGGTACCGGAACAGGTCTTTATTGCAACATCACAATCGCTGG